TTTAGTTTTTAGAGTGAAGGGGCGACCCGAAAGCCGCCCCGATTAGATTAAAGAATTACCGCAGAAATTTGGTCAGGGTATGCAACCTGTACACCAAGTGTTAATTCAACCGCAACTCTGTATTTTCTGTCGTCTTGCGAATACCAAGCCTCTATTCTTGAAGCATCTTCTTCAAGGTCAACTCCCAAGAACATATTGCTGGTTCTCATGCAGTAAACATCGTTAGTTCCAGTAAGACCGTTAACAGCGATGATTTCGATGTTAGTACCCGGAAGAACCATAGTAAGGTCAGCGAATGAACTATCAGCGTTTTGAAGTTGACCTCCTCCAGAAGTAACAATTCCAAGACCGCTTTGAAGACCAACAGCTAACGAACGGAAGGCATCGTAACCAACGAAGATTTTAGCGTCTGACTTATCAACGATAGCCGCAGCCGCAGCTTCGTAAACTCGCTGAACAGCCTCTATCATATTGTTTGCAGTCAATGCCGTAGTAAGAGCAGTCCCCGAACCGAACGCAGTTGTGTTTGCGTCAATGTAAGAACCAGCCCCGATAACGTCAATAAGACCATCGAAGAACTGAAGGTTAGTTGATACCAATGTTGAATCAGATTGCCAGATCATTACTTCAAGTTCTGACTGGATTTTCTCTACCAAGTAAGCACCGAACTGCTCCTCGAAAGGAATAGACTCATAATGCGCTCCGCTTGGAAGCTGTGAACGTAGGTAGTAACCCTCCAAAGTCTTAGGACAGAACTCCATGTTCAACTTTAGTTTAGCTGGGTCAATCTCACGTTGAGTGAAAGTTACATCGCCATCAGCGTTGAAAGCGCAACCGCTACCATCTTGGAAGTTTACGTCAACATCCATAAGGTTGATTTTGGTCGCTCCTTTAACGCCTACTTGCTTCTCCATCAAAGAAGCTGTACGACCTCCAGTTACTGCTTTGGTGATGAGCGGAAAGTTCTGCTCCTCAATGTAGGCTGTTAAGCCCGATACGTCAAATGCCATTTTATTAAGTGTTTATAGGTTTATTTCTTTGTGATTGCGCGCATCTTCTCTACCATGTCGGTGTAGTCGATGCCTTTATTAAATGGGTTAGCTACTTTCTTAGAAGGCTCTTCCTTTGGAGTTGCTGCCATCTTCTCAACGATGTCAGTAATCAAACCAACAGCTTTCTCAATGTCGCTAACCTTCTCGGTTTTGGCGAATTTAGCTTCTGCCATTCTGCTTTCAATCAATTCTGAAACAGCAGAAAGAATATCGGCTTTGAAACCTTCTGCATCGAATTTCTCCTCAGTTTCTTCCGCAGCCATTTCTTCTTCTTTCTCCTCTTCTGCTTCTTCCTCAACTGGCTCAGGACTCATAATCTCAACAATAACACCGCCTTCAGTTCTTACGATGTCTCCGCTCTCAAGTTCGTGCTCGCCATCAGGTGCTGGTACTACCTCACCATCTTCGCCAACTACTGAAAGAGCTGCTCCGATTTCCAAAGATTCGTAACGTACAATTGTGCCATCAACAAGTTTGGCATCTTCGAACTTCTCCTCAGTCTCGCTAAAGAGTAGTTTCTTGATTTCGGGCAATTTAGACCCTACAAGTTCTGAAATGTTCATAGGTTGTTTTTTGATAAATAGCAATTATTGGAAGGTGTGCCACTTGGCGTTCACTTGTTCACGTTTCGTGAACGCTCAGAGTTTATGAACGTAGTGCTTTCTCCACCTCTTCGATAATCATTTTGTCCACGTCCATCTGTCGGCTCTCACTGAACACACCCTCGACTGAGAACCCTTTAAAAGTGCCGTCCTTCACTTGCGCCCAAACCTCATCGTTATCGACCTTGTAACTCACGAACCAAGACCCGTTAGGCAGCTTGTCGAATCCTTTAGGCGTTGGCTTCATTTCGTCAATCAGAAAACTTTCAAACATGAACACCCCTTCCACATCTGTTGAGTGGTCTAAGTTGGTCGCGTTGGTCTTGCCTTCCTTCATGAACTTGTAGGCTATCTTGCGAATTGAATCTGAATCGAAGACAACGTAGTACTCTCGACCGTCCTCATCTCGTCTGTAGATAGGGTAATCGGCAACCATTGCCGCACCTGAGACGATTCTCTTCTCTTCGTTCAATGCGAACTTCTGCTTCTTGTTGAACGCCATCCAATTACGTTCAATGGCTGGGTGGTCAACGAGTGAAATAGCATCAAGACCCGTTTCGTGGTCTTCGTCAATTGTTAAGTAAATTACTGGTAGCTTGTTCATCCTCCGAATGTTGCTTGTGATTCAATTTGGTTTACGTTATTCTGATTGCCCGTTACTTCTGTCTCTACGACATAAGCTTGAATAGGTGCGAGTTGGGCTTGTTCCGCTCCTCCGAGTTCGGTTGTTCCTGTGGTTACTTGCTGAATAGATGGAGCTGATGTTATTTGTGGAGGTGTAGGTGGAGGTGCAGAGCCGCCCGGTACGTTAGCCGTATTGAGTGTGGCAACTGCCGAAGATATACCAGCTATGACCGCAGCGACACCCGTAGCAATAGCCGCTATGTTCGCTGGAAACGGACCGGTCTTTTGCGCTTGTGCAATTGCGCCTGTGATAGCCGTAGCTGTGTCGATAGCTATTTGAGCAATGGCTAAAGTCTTTTGTATTGCTACCGCTTGTTTTGAGTTGTTTCCGCTCGCCTCAATTAAACCGCCCAAAGCGTTTAACACTTGCCCTGTTCCTTTTAACCCAGCTTCTCGTGCCGCTTGTTTATCAGCCTCTGCTCTCTTAACATCTGCAACCGCCTTGTCTTCAAGTTCCTTTTTCTTCTTTGCTTGCTCTTCAAGTGCTGCAAGTTCTTTGTCTCTGAACTCTTGCCGTATTGCTTGTATTTCTTGGTCGGCTATTGCTTCAAGATTCTTGCGTAACTCAATTTCAGCCGCTGAGTCCCCTTCAATCTGTGCAAGTTTGTTTTCAAGTGCAAGCTGTGCTTCTGCAATCTTTCTTTGCTCCTCGTCTTGGATTAAAGCAATACGCGATTCTTTTAACTGTTCAAGTAGTTCAAGTTCTTTCTTATTTGCTTCTTCAAGTCTTTTCTGTTCTTCATCTGCCCGTTGCTTTCTCTCTGTTTCAATTTCACGCTCAAGGCTGTTTAGCTCGGTCTTCAAACGTCTATTAAGGTTCAAAGAATTAAGCTGGACTTGTGCAACCTTTGCCTCTTGGTCTGCTATTGCTTGAAGTGTTGCCTCATCGGATTCATTTAACGCAGCTTGCTCGCGCATTATACGAAGCTTCTCTTCTTCGTTTGCAAGTTCTTTAGCTGTCAAATTCGATTCAAGTGCTGCCGCTTCTTTGAGTTTGGCAATCCTTTCTTCTGCGGACTTTGTTTCATCTTCTGCTGCTAACCTTGCTTCAGCAATTACTTGTAGTGTCTTTGCTCTTTCAACTGCAAGTTCTCGTTCTTGAACCTTCACTTGGTTCATTGCTCTTTCAAGTTCAATAGCTGCTTTAGTGTCTTTTACTATTTCATCACCAAGACCAGTAAAGCTGTTCTTTAACGTATTTACAGCTACCTTAAAATCACCCCTGAAGAACTGAACAAAAGATTCTCCAAGCCCGACCATCGCGTCTTTTACAACGCCAACAGCAGCACCAACCGCAGCCATTGCAATTCTCAGTTTTTGCGCTCCACGTTCTGTTTCTGTGAAATAAGAAACAAGTGAACCTATGACAACAACCAAAGCACCAAGACCAGTTGCAATTAACGCACCTCTTAAAGTTTTGAGTGCCGCAATTCCCGACTTGATTCCGCCAACCATAGACTGGAATGCTTGAGCTGCCCTACCTACTGGTCCGGGCAAACTTGTAGCTTGTTTTCCAGCAGCATCAAAGCCGCTCTTTATTTGGTCGGTTGACTTCTTTGCTTGTTGCTCAACTCCTTTAAGTTCATTCTTAATTTTGCCGAGATTCTTATCCGCGCCATCAACTTTAACGTCTACCTCTATTGCAACCTTTGTAGCCATTAAACCGGTATAAGTCTATAGTTAACGAAAACGGTAATGTCGGAATCTCCAGCAGTTGGGTTTCCCGTTAATGTTGAAACTTGAAGAGCCGCGTTGGTTATGAGTTGCGTAGTGGTTGCCGATGTCGTTGATATTTCGGGCAGTTTTTTGGTCGTTGCAACTGTTGCGTTAAGAATACCTCCACCATATTGGGCAGTCGTAGCCCCGTTAACTATCAGTTGAATGAATGTATTGGTTGCGTATGCCGCGCTGTTGAAGTCAATTTTAACACTCGCTGAAACGACCTCAATAGCGTAACCAGCAACCGCACCTACAATGGTCAACGGTGTAGTGTTCAGCTTTAGAACATCCGCGCTTGCAATGGTCAAAGATGCAGAGCCTCCTAAACAAACAACTCCGTTGTCGTCTCTTGACCAAAGAACGCCATCGGCTTGGTTGAAGAACAGCTCGCCTTTGTAGATGTCCGTTGCTATCCAAGTACCATCGGTGTGGTCGTTAGAACTTGGAACTGTTGGAACGGTTGCCGTTACCGTTGACCGCTTAATTTTAATTCTTGAATCCTGTGTTGCCATTATTGTTCGCCCCCTTCTATTGTGTAAATAGCTATTTCTGAAAATTGTGTCTGCACTATATCTTCGCCTCCGTCAACCGTGAAGATGTTTGTGCCTCCATTCAATGCCCGGACTTCGTTCTCTCCGCCTTCTAAAATTTCAACGTTGTCCTGTTCCTTGCCGTTGACAAACGTCTTGTTTGACTCTGTTACAATGACCCCGTTGGTGTTTATCAGTTGGACGTTGTGCAGCCCTCCAGCTACTCGGTTATCGTTGCCGAAGATGGTGATGTTGTTCGAACCTTCTCCGATGGTATTTCCGTTTCCTACTATTTTGAAAGCAGTAACGCTATCGCCTACTCTGTTGTCTGCTCCGCTTACCTTGCCCTGAAACGGTGGGTACTTGTTGCCGTTGGTCTTTATTTCGGTGGAAGGTGAAGGCATCTTTTCCTTTTCCAAATAACCGCCAGCGTTCAGGTTCTTTTCCCGTTTGTTGAAGGTTACAGCGTCCTTTACCTTTATCAACTCTACCTTCGTTAGCCCCTCTTTGAACGGGTTGTAGTTCATTACCTTGTTGAGCCTCCAGTAACTGTTGTCTATCACTATTTGGTCGCGGAAATCAAGCGTATTTATATCGGTCGGTTCAAGGTAGAACATAGCCGTCATTACCTTGCTGTCCTTATCCGTTACCTCGTTTATATAGTTACGGTGGTAGATGTTGTAAAGGTTGGCGTTGGTCACTTGCAGCGTTCCCGTGTAACTGTTTGCCTGATAGAATAACTCCAAAGGCAGCCCGAAGTTGATGTCTACCGTTGGCGTTATCGGGTTGTCCCAATGCCCAGCATAAGGGTATGTTGTTTGAACAAGTGTAGGGTTGAAGTAACTTGCCAACTCCCAAGATGGGTTACTCGGAAGGTTCTGAAAGTACAGAATACGAATGTTGGCATCCGTAGGCTGTGCCCCTTCCGAAATGTCTGCATCGTATATTTTAGGAATCAGCCTGTTGCTTGGGTTGTCATTGACTAATGGCGAAGGCGAAAAAACAACCTCCACTTCTTTTGAACTCTGCACAAAGTCGTTATCTACTTCGATTCTTGCCCTTCCGTAAACGTGTCCCCTGTTGTTTTGGTAACGCTCGTTGTAATAGTCCCCATCTTCTGAGTAGGTGTAGATGTATTCCCTATCCGTTAGAACTCCCAAAGGTTCAAGCGTAATATCTCTGTCCCTTGCCAGCTTATACGTCCAATCCTTTGTGCCTCCCTGTGAATAGAACGTGTCCCGTGTTTCAATCAGTAGGTTCTTCTCGTTGTTCGGGTCAACCTCCACAAACAAGTTGAACATCTTAAATATAGATGTTAGGAAATCCGCCATAGTGCAGTCAGGCGCAATGGTTGAAAAGTCCAAAAGGTCGCCCTCAAAAGCGTCTATGATAGCCTCATTGCTGAACTCCGCCTCGGTTGCTTTTATCTCAAAGTCTGTGAAGAAGTTTGAAAGCGGTAATATCTGACCAGTAGCGTTGCTTATTATCAGGCTCTGATTATCTATCCACAAACGATAATAAACCCTATCTCCAGCAAATAGAACCTCTTCAGGTGCTGTTAGTGCAATACTGAATGTTTGCTCTAAGTAGCTTCCCGTTTGAATTGCAAAGATTGTTTCCGTTAGAACAGTTTGCTGCCCGTTAGTGTCTACCTTGAATATCTGAGCCTTTAAATTAGAACCCGTAAGGCTGTAGACTCTGGTCACAGAAGCCAAGTCCCTCTGAACTTTTATAGTTGCCGTATGGTTGAATGTATAAAGCCCAGTTTCAGGAACAAGATAGTTTAACCCTGTTGTCGTGTAGTTGTTGCCAGTGTCGAAACCTCCACCCGTTGAGTCATTGCTTATGTCGAGCGTTTTGTAGTACAAACCCGTTGATACGTTGAACCAATTGGTAAGAACCGTTTCTGCTGGAAGCAATGCCCGGAACAGTCTGTTCTGACTTTGCGAACTGTCAGGAAGCAATGACTTACCCGTGAAAGGTACTATCAACTGATTCCAAAGCGTAGACCCGAAAAAGCTGCTCGTGTAAGTAAATCCAGCAAAGTCGAAAATCTTGTTCAGTATCGTCTTGGCGAATATCGCTGGTCGTAGATCGTTCGGATAGAATACTCGCCCCGTGTTGTTGAACTCTATCCGCTTTCCGTAGTCAATGTATGGGTAAACATAGCCGTCTGTGTTTGACCAACTACTGACAACATTTGCCTGAGTCAGTTCGTGGTTCAGGTCGCTGAAGTCAAGTTCCTCGTTTATCTTCTTGTCCGCAATTACTGAGAAGATATTTACCAACTTACCGATGAACACAACCTCGTAAGTATAAGCGTCTCCCTTCTGAACAATCTTGCGGAGTTGAACAACTCCCGCCATAACCTCTACACCATCGGCTATTACTCGCGCCTCCGCTTTCTTATTAGGGTTAAAATTGACAGATATATTGCTAATGTTAGCATCGTAACTATTGCTTATGTTAACATCGTAAATATGTCCAAACAACTCATCGTTTGACTTTGTTGCTGGACACTTGATTGTCTTCGAGTACTCCGTGCTTCTCTTCTCTGGGTTACGTATGTCCGCAACTCCGTAATTGAATGAGAAGTCGAACCCTTCAAATACATCTAACCGATAACCCTCTATTCTAACCTCAACCACGTTGCCGTCTGTTTTTGATTGAGTAATTCAACTCAAAAGTGTATTGCATTAACTTGTCGTTTAGGCTCGTCTTTCTTTGGATTCTTCGCGGGTCGATGTTAACCGCAATTAGTTCGTTGTTCTCCTCGATGTAAACGCTCGGAGACGTTGCTAAATCTTCAAGCCAAACGCTTTCGTCCTCTGTTAAGTAGTCGGTGTTTACCGTTACCTTCTTATTGAGTGCTACGTTGTAATCCGTTGTACCTCTGTTCTTCTTGGTGTAGGTGTAGGTGTTTCCGTTCCAGTCGTGGTGTTGCTGGTCGTACTTGTCCTTCTTGATGTCGGTCGTATGGATTGACTTCAGGTAAAAGTTAAACCCATCGTAACCGCCCAAACGATTGAGGAAGTGAACCCGAACCTCGTTGTACTTTGAGCAAGTCTCGTTAACGTTAAAAGTAAACCGTTCGCTCGTTTGCGTGTTGGTGTTGTCCTCCAAATGGATAGTGTACGATGCCGCTCCATTGAGAGCCGTTGAAGGAGTAGAACCGAGTAACGTGTCCGTGTATAGACTTGGGTCGATGTTTCCAATGTCGTGCGTTCCTACTGGAATCCTGAAGTAAATCTTGTCCCAAGAGTCAGCAACCGCGATATTGTTGGAAACGATACCGTCCGCAAGTAACGACCCCGTTGCATTGTAACCTGAATACGCCTTGATGTTGTATTGATAAGCCCCGAACCTTTCGTTAGCGATAAACTGTAATTGATAGCTTTGATTAGAGTCGATTCGGATTGTACGCGGAGAATCGGTCAGAAACTTCTTTGTAACGCTTGGCGTGTTGTTGATGATGTAGTCTGTGTAGTCAAAGTCCAACCATTCGATTTCGTTGCGTACTCCGTTCCAAACGCTTTTTATTTTGGTTATGAATAAGTCGCCCGACTCGTAAACTCCACTTGCGTTTTTGTCCTCTTCGAGTATCGTTAAATAATACTCTTTATGCATTTGGTTAGTCACATAGAACCCGTTGTGGTCTGCTCCGAAAATATCAAGCTGACCGTTCAGGTAAGACTGAAGAAACCGAGACGGGTCGAAAAAAGCCCGGTCGAAGTAAACCGTTCCACCATCCTCTGCTCGTGTTGGATAAACCTTGACTTGTGCAATAAGCGGCTCAACTGGAAACGTAGGAGGAACGATTGCAATATTGAACCGAACCGTTGGCGTGTAGTTCGTGGTCTTGATGACGTAAGCGTTATCGTTGTACGCTAGTCCGTACTCTTCAGGTTCTCCGTTCTGAGTTAAAAAGATAGCCATTAGCTTTCGATGAGTTTCTTGATTTCTTCAAATGTTATTTCGATGTCCTCCGCAAGTGCCGCCTCGACCACTCCAGCAATGTTTCTATTCGCTTTGTCTGCGGCTGGTTGAATCCAGTTCTTCGGCTTGATTCCTTTGCGCTTTATGCTTCTATTGATAACGAACGCTAAAGATTTTCGTTCGTAGTCTTTCAACTGCTTGTCCTGACCCGTTACTTTCTGCAAGGTGTTCGGATACTTCAGCCATTGCTCAAGAACTCCAACTGGCAGACCTTTACCCGGTGCGCGTCCTTTGTCCACATTCTCGCCATATTCCGCCATGCGTATCTGCATACGGTAAATTTGCCCGAATAGCCTGACCTTTGGCTGTGCGTCTAACTTAATGGAGTTACCAAGATTACCCGATGATATTAGATTCTTCTCGGTTAACGAATTAGTTAACTCGCGGACGTACTCGCCTCTAAACTCGTTAAGAGCGTCTATAAGTTTATCGAACGCCATTCTGTTTCATTTGATGATATTCGTGGTTCTGTTTAGCCTTTTGAAACGAGATAAGGTTTAGGAACTCCCTCAACGGTAACGCAAAGAAGTAACCCCACTTGGTCGCATCGTTATTTGATAGGTTATTGACCACGTTCAGCCAGCCGTATTTTGATTCAAACGTCTCAACCTTCGCTCCGCTTGTCTCTTTATCTTCTCCGCTTTCTTCACCGAAGATTCCAATATATGTTTGGCGGACTTGAGATAACTGCTTAAAAAAAAAGCCGACAACGGTTGCACGATTGTCATAGGTGCTTGAAGCATTGCCTCTGATATTTCCTTGTGCTTCTCAGGGTCATACTTGCCTTTCTTCCAACCATACCAAGTCTTTTTCTTTGGAACTAAGAACACCGCCATAACCTCGTGCAGTTGGTCGATAACCTTGTCCGGGTCTTTCATCAAGTGCATAAGCGTAATGTACTGCCCTCCGTTCAGCTTGTAAACGTCTGTAATAACATCGTATCTAACGCCTCCAAATTCCACCGCCTTCTGTACCTCTCCGACCAATTGCTCGGTTAGGAAAGAAAGCGTCTGCATGCACTTAGCGTAGGTCTTGAGTGAGTAGGTTTCTATCTCGTCAACAGGAACGCCTGACATGATGGAGATGATGGCCACGTTGGTCGGGTATTCATCCCCTTTTTCTGCAAGGATTCGCTGGAGTGCTTGGAACTGCTCAACAGTTACACCAGCCCAGCTATTAGGTAACTCAATCTTCATTCTTTATCTGCTCTATTTTTCGCCTTGCCCATTCAACGCCTTCGTCTCCACCCCAAGCTAACCACATCAAACGACCGCAACCTTCGCCCAGCTTTCGGGTTGAGTTCCGTTTGTGCCGAATGAATGCCGCCATTCGCTCAATGGTTTCTAAACTAATCGGCTCACGGTTTGCGAGTTGGTTGGCTCTTGCTTTTCCTACGGCAGTCCCAAAACCGCCCCAGCCGTTTTTTTCCGCCCATCTCAAGGCAGTCTTTGCGTTCTCAGAAGCGGCTTTCGGATAATCCGTGTAAGCCTCTTGCATCCGCCATATCTTATTCAGTCGTTCAAGCATCTCAGTAATAAATAGCGAAATCAAGAAAGTGTTTCCAACAGCACCTATGCGCCATTAAAACGAGCGCATAGCTAAGTGTTACCTACAAGTGCTTACTTCTGTGTTCCAAATAAAGTTTGTGCTTGTAAGTCTTTTTCTTTTCTTTTTTCTTCCCACGCTTTTTTTACTCGTTCTTCAATAATATCACAGTATTCAGAAGATATTTCACTCCCTATCCAATTACGATTATTTAGAATACTCATTTTTGCAGTTGTCCCACTCCCCATAAAAGGGTCATAAACTAAATCACCTTCATTGCTCCAACTTAATATATGGTCTTGTGCAAGTTGCTCAGGAAATATCGCAGGATGTTTACTTGCTATTTTATCATTCGCTCCACCACCTGCAAAGTATTTCCAAACATTGCGTTTTAACCTTGTTTCATCTTGTGTAGAATATCCAAAATCAACACTATTATCTTTATTCCTTCCAAATGCTTTATTTTTTCTGTTGTCGGTGTATTCTCTTGGCTCTCTTAATCCATTGAAGGTATTTGGCTTTCCTTTGCTCCAAACAAACATATATTCAAAGTTTTGCTCATATCTGTTATGAGTTAGGGGTGGGGTGCTTTTTTGGTATATCATTGTGTCGTGCAAGTTAAATCCACATTCCATAGCAAATAAAGCCTGTTTAAAACTTGTACCTGTTTCGCTACCTTTTTGCGTAGCATCACCAACAACCCAAACTACAACGCCACCTTGTTTGGTCGCTATGTAAAGTTCTTTTATTAATGTTTGCCAATCCATAGTAAACCCTTTATACATTCTTAAATTGTCGTATGGTGGGCTTGTTACTGTTAAGTCAATAGTGTTATCGGGTATTCGTTTTAGAGTTTCTAAATTACTCTCATTATAGTTTTTATTTATCTCAATCATAAGTTTTAATTTTTCAAATTAATTTTGCCAACGCTCAAAAAGAAAAGAAAAAGGTTCGGTTCTTTGATTTGAGTTTATCGGTTAAAAATCGCACCAGTAGGTAACAATGTATATACGCAATGCTCGTTCCTCGCACTTCGCATATACTCGTCCGTTGTAAATATAATGAATTACCGTATAGTGTACTTGCCAGCGTTCGCCTTCAGCTTCTCCATTGCGACATATCTCAGCGCATCTAAAGCGTGGTTGTTATCGTCTTCAGGTTGGTTGGTTACTGCGTTGGTTTTGTAGTCTCGTTTCCATGCGTAGTTCCTGAGTTCGCGTATGATGTTAACTGAGTCTTGATGTACCATTATTTGAACGCTCTTCAGCTTGTCGATTCCTGACCTTACGCTGTCCTGACCTTTGGCAACTGGTCTGATTCTGAAACCAGCTCTTCGGATTTCCTCGATGCTCTTCGGCTCGGCTGAATCGGCTATGATTTCGTCCGACCTTTGTAGCCCGCACTTTCTCGCTATGTCTGCATTGGTTAGCCCTGTTTCGTAAAGCACCTCACGAACCCACAGTTTGCCATCTTGATAAAGAACTTCCACGAGTGCAGTCGGGTCGTTGGTAAACCCGAAGTCCAGCCCGTAGGCTTTCCACTTGTACCCGGTCGGAAACTCTTTGACCTCTTGCCAGTTCTCGTAAATCGCGCCTTCTCTTCTTGACCTTTGCCCAAGTCCGTAAACCTTCCACTTGTACTCATCTGCTGTGCCTCGTGATATGTTGAAAGGTGTCGGCTCGTAACTGTTAATCTTGTCCCTAATGTGCTGGTCTAAGAACGTGTTGTCGAGCATAGTGGAGTGAATCAGCACCACATCGTCCCGTTTCAGAACATTGTCGTAAATCCAATGCTCATCCGTTGAAGGGTTGTAATCGAGAATCCATTTCCCTTTGCAACGCTGCTCTAATTGGTCGAAGTCGTCCTTGCTGGTTTCTATGGCTTCGTTCAGCCAAAAGTAATCTGTTTCAATACCGTGCAGCTTCTGCGAATCGTCAAGCCCGTAGAACTCAAATGTAGACCCGTGTGCTGAATAGATTAAATCGGTCTTGTTGAACGCCTCGTCCTCCCATACCTCAAGGCTTTGGAGTACCTTCTTGAACGTGTCGAGTACGGTCGGCTTAATCCACGTCCTCCGAAACCTCGCAATTGCGATTCTCTTCGGTTCTTGTAGTCCCGTAAGGTAGATGGCTTGGCAGATGCTCCACGTTTTCGAGGAACGGCTTCCACCCTCAAGCACAATTCCCCGAATGGATTTATCATTAAGGGCAGCCCAGAGGTCATCAAATACGCCAGTTCCTTCAATTTTCACGTCAGTTTATTGGTTGACTTTTTGTTCTGTTTCGTCAGTCTTTGACCTGACTTTCATTCTTCTGTATCTTGTAGCTCATATGACTTCTCAATGATAGCCTGTTCTATTGATTCAATTGACCACCCTGCCACCATTGCAGCAGATATGAACAGGTCTACAAGTTCATCAATTGTTGGTTTTATCGGTGCTGAAACGGAATACTCACCGTTTTCGTTTTCAATTGTAATGGTTGTGTTCATTCTTCTA